ACGTTCGCGGCTGGTTGGCGCGCCGAAGTCGCACGCCTTTATTACACGCCACTCAACGGCATAGCCCATGCCTTCCAGCAGGGCCACGAAACGGCGCCAAGTAGTGCCGCGGCGTTTCGGGTCCGGCACCAGAAACTGCTGGTGCACCGGCACAACCTCGCCCGGGGCTGCGACCTGGCCGCCCAGCTTCATAACCCGCCCGGTAGCCTTGTCCCGCTTGGCGATTAGCGGGCCCCATTGCAGGATCTGCTTCACGTTCTCCAGGCTGATGACCCGGGGGCGCTTCTTGCCTGCCCACTTCAGGCCGATCCACGAAAGGTTGCGGATCTCGCGCTTGCGCGGCTGGCCGCCGGCGGCCTGGCTGTGGTGGGTGCAGTCGGGGCTCATGTGGAACCAGCCCACGGCGCGCCCGCCGCATTCCTCGTTAGGGTCACCCTCGAACACGTCGGTGGTGTAGTGCCGGGCCGCCGGGTGGTTGGCGGTGTGCATGCTGATCGCCGCAGGGTTGTGGTTCTTGGCCACAGTCACCGCGCGGCCCAGGCCCATCTCCAGCCCGGTACCGGCGCCGCCGCCACCACAGAAGAAGTCCACCACGATCTCATCGTCTATCGGGTCGAAGCCAAGGCCGTACTGGGTTTTGAAGTCGAGGGGATGCTTCTTGAATGAGGTCATGTAATCTCCAGGCAGCCGCGTGCATCGCCGGGCTGGCGCAATTCGAGGAAATATGGGAGGGTCGAGGTTCGAGAATATTTAGCTGAGCAAACCAATTCCTCAGCGATTGCTACTACCCGGGGTCGTTAAAGGGGTTGCATGCTTTATTCGTAGTGGGTAGATAGGGGCCGATAGTAATGAAAGTGAAGATAATATCCACTCTTCGGTGGTTGAGCGTAGACGCTAAGCCAGGTATCTATGAGATGATGCCAGGGATATCTATAGTTAATGACCCTAGCTATATTAAGAAGTGGCTAGATAAAGAGTTTAAGTATTTTGCGGGTCAGATTGAGTACGATCATCTGATGGCCGCTGATCATCTAATCGCATGTAGGCCGGAGGAGGGTTCGATTTGGGAAAGTTACGATCACAGCGAACCGTTACTTCTAACTTGGCTGATTTGGCTCTCGTGGCTCATCGAAGATTCTTGGCTAGTCAAAGATAACTGCATTGGGTGCGAGCTAGCGCACTGCAACTTTCATCACAATGGAAAAATATACTGGACCAGTAACGGTCTTTTTTCTACTCTATCCAAGGCCAACGGCGAAGCTTTGACATCCACAATATTCAGTGCGTCAGAAATTGAGCAGTGGAAAAGTGTTAGCCTTGAACTCAGGACTCATCTCCATAGTAAAGGTTTCAGTTCTCTTCACTCGCCAATATCAAAAGCCAGCTCGCGCTTTGATCGCTTTCTTAGTTTTATCACTTCGTCCCGCAAAGCTGCTTACCCTCCTTTGAAGATAGCTCAACTTTGCAGTGCGTTAGAAAGTCTTTTTTCAACAAGCATCAGTGAGTTAACGCACAGGCTCTCAGAGCGAGTAGCCCATTTTCTCGGGGGGTCAGCAGGTGCTATGGAGAACCGCTATCAATTTATGAAGAAAGCATACGGCATCCGATCTCAGGTAACTCATGGCTCTCATATAAAACAAGCAGATATTGAAGCGTCACTTGCTATCAGCGAGGGGTTGCTGAATATTTGCCAGGAAATTGTGTTTATGGTCCTGCGTGAGCCGGAGAAGCAAGCAGTTGTTTATGGCTCAAATGAGGCCATAGAGGATTATTTCCGTAAGCAGCTATTTAGCTGAGCTGACGGCTGAAGATCAATACCGCGATATCATAATATAGGTCATGCACAGGTTCCATCAGCCGCCCGCCTGCCGAGGCGTTCAGCTATAGAAATTTAGGTGGGGATGGGGTGAAGATATCCCGAAGTGGCCATCGCCCATTCGGAGCTTTGTAGTGACAACAGATCAAAAGGACGCCATCTGCGAGGTACTCACCTGCTTCGGTTTTGCACTCCTGTTTCTGTGCGCCGTGCCTCTCGCCTTCGCTACCACCGCAGCAGCGCTGTCTGCGCTCCCTGGCTTCATTAATTTAGTCAAAATGTTCGGACCACTACCGTTCGCGCTGTGGTGCGCAATGGTAGTCACAGGGGTTGCCTGTTTCTGGCTGAAGGCCTACGTCAGGTCGCGCTGATGGCCTGCCGAGGCGTTCAGCTTTATAGGTGAAGGAGGGGGAGGGTTAGCCTGGGATGATGGCGATACAGGTGCTGACCTGGGTGCCGGATGCCTTGAACGAAGCGTCTGGCAGGTTGACGATGCTGCCGCTGCGCGAGGATACGATCCCTCTGAAATCGCGGGATAGCGCATCTTCACGGAAGATCACGCCACTGGGCATGACCGCCACCAGGAGGCCGCGAGGCTTGAGGAACTTCAGCGCGTGCAGAACATGGTGAATATCGCTGCGCTTCTTGTCGAACGGCGGGTTCATTACCACGCGGTCATACTTGGCCACCGGCTCTACAGCCAGAAAGTCGCCAACGACAACCGACTGGTAAACCTTTGAATCGATGAGGTGTTTGGCGTTCTCAGGTAGGAGCTCGATACAGTCGACATCGACACCTTCGACAATCAGAGCCTCTGCGATTGCGCCTCGGCCCGCCGATGGCTCAAGTGCAAACATGCCTACGCCTATCTGGGCCAGGTCCAGCAGCTTTGCGACCACGGCCGGGGGCGTGGGGAAATAGCCGAAGTCCTGTGGCACGGTGACCTGGCCGGTCATGATGATGTTTTCGATAGCATCGTAGGCGTCGCCAGCGAAAAGATGGGCCTTGGCCTTAGTATTCCACTTTCCACCCGCAGCCTTGAGGGTCTTGTCGAGACGCGCATACAGGCCGCGATCAAGCTGGCCGCCGGTGATGAACAGCTGATTGCCCTCGGTGCGAGAGGCGCTGAGCAGGGCTAGGACTTCGTTATCTACTTTCATGCTGGATTCCAAGCAGGCGCCATCCCCGATATCTCGGTGAGTGGCAAATTGGGTGGGGATGGGGTTAGATTGGTGGCCCGGCATGGAGCCGGATTGAGGAGCAATAATGCCGTCCGAGCTAGGTCTTGCAGGTAGGTGTGGTTTTGCGCTGTTGGCAATAACCGTCATAGGGCTGCCTATCGCGCTGTTTGCCAATGGCATCAGCGTCGCGGTTTTCACTTGCGTTGCGAGTGTCTGGTTACTTGTATCAGTGATGCTAGTTCTCGGCGAAAGTGTGACCGAGGTGAAAATATGGCAAACATCCATAAAACGTGATGTTAGAGCGGCTCAAGTAGCAAGAGATGAAGCGGAAGCGATTCGGGATCAACTGAAGCAGGTGGCAGAACTGAATATAGAGAACGTATTCCTATTGAACAGTTTGGTTGCAGGGATTTATAAGGGGCTAAACCCTGGAAACGCAGTACCTCCTGCATGCGGCCATATCTCCGGAAATCTCGACGAGATGACGCCGATAATTTCTACTGACGAAAAGGTGATTGAGGCTTGGCAGGATAAAATGCGCGGAATCATGAGGCTGCGATAATTCGAGCCTATTTAACCATCATTGTTTAACCGCAACGCCTCGCGCTGATAAGCCAGTTCTAACTTCCGCGCCACATTTTCCGGTATCACGTATTTGTGGCGCGGTGGAAGCTCAAGCATTTCCCGCGCCTTTTCAGGCCCTATGCGGTGCAGATGATGAATCATCAACGTCAGCGCCTCGCCCTGTTCCTCGATCTCTGCCCACTGCATCAGCTCGGCCAGCGCTTGCTTGGTGCCGGGCCTGACCTTGAGGCGGAGGTCTTCTTCCTGGAGCCTGGCCGCTTTGCTGCGCCGAACGACATCACGCTGCTGCTGATTCATCGCCATGGCGATCTCCGTTACGCCTGAACTGGGTGTCCGGTCCGTAGCCCATCAGGTCGCACACGCGGTTGACGATCCTCAGGGCTGCATCGAAGACCTTGGCATCGTCCTGCTCGCGCGCCAGGCGCCGCATGTTGGGCTGATGCTCCAGACAGACCTTCTCGACCAGGCGATGGGCCAGCGCCCTAAGCTCGTCTGCGCTGTCGTGGTGGCGCAGGCTGAGCGCGAACGACAGCGCCACATCTTCAGGCCGGTATTTCCCGCCGCTGCGGGTGTTGTAGAGCTTCTTGACCGACTTCATCCAGTTGGGAAGGGTCACGACTCCATGGGGTGTCTTTTCCATTGCCGGGCTCCGTGAGGCCGCTTGGTGGTAAGTGGATGTGCTCTTGCCGCCGGCGCTGCCGGACCCTGGCCTTCAGCCGCGCCATACGTTGTTCAGCGGATAGTCGATGCCGTACTGGGTGATCAGCCTGACCACGACCTTGATCGAGACACCCATGTGCTTGGCGGCCTGCTGGCGGGTGACGCCGGCGGCGGAGAACGCCTTGAGCCGGTCGGCGTTGCGGGCATCCTTCACCGGGTCGGTCTGGCTCTTGTGAGCCCAGTCGGCTTTCTGGCCGGATCCCGACACGAACGTGAAGCCGTTGCGCTCGGCCATGGCCCGCAACTTGCCGCGCCCGATGCCAGTGGCTTGCACCACGTCGCGCATGGTCATCGTGGCGGCCATGCCCCTGATGCGCTCGACCTCGGCGGCCTCTTTCTCCTGCGCCGCCTTGACCCGCTCCTTCACCACCGGCTCGGGTGCTGCGTAGCCGTATTTCAAGGTTGACCGGTCGGTGCTTATCGTTCGGTCAAGCACCTGGATGCGACCGCCGCGGCGTTCGAATTCGGCCTTGGCCGCGTCGAGCATGGCCTGGGCGCTGTGGTTATGCTGGATGGTGCTCAGTTCGAGGCTGATCATGCTGCGATCCCCAATACTTGATTCATGCGATCATCGAGAATTTCGTAAAACGTCTTCACACGCTCCGAGAGCTTGCGGATCATCGCTTCGTCGCGGTGGGCGCGCTTCACGAACATCGGCATGCCTGGCCAGTAGCATACAAAGTCGATCCATTCGCGCTCCGACACCCACAGACCGCCCTGGCACTGCGCGACGTGCTCCTTGGGGATCTCGGCGCCGAGGATTACTTCGACCTGCAGCTTCGGCAGCTTGGTTTTGATCTCGATCAGCCCCTTGTCACCGATCAGCGAGTCAGGGGAGTAGCCGATGCCGTGGTTCAAGATGATGCCGACCTCTTGCACCCGAACATCCTCGCGCTCTTCATAGAGGCCGCGGGCGATGCCTTCGTATTCGTGGCCACGCTCGGTATGGCGGTTGCCTTGGAACGTGTCGGCCGCCTCACCAGTGATGCGCTCGCCGATCAACGTGTTCATGTAGGTGAAGGCGCCGGCACCAAAGCCGGCCTCACCCTTGCCATTGACCAGCAGGCTGTCGAGTTCGGAGCAGGTCACGATACCCAGGCGCAGGTCGAGCCAAGCTTGGGTACCCTGTGCCACATCACTGATGATTCGCATTTTCTGCCTCCGCTTTCGCTGCTGATTTGGTGAGCTGGCCCAGCACACGGTCGAAGTCAGCCTTGGCGACATCCGCCGTCATGCCGTACATGCCAGCAAAGGCGCCCTTGGCCTTTTCGCTGCACTTGTCGAGCAGCGCCTGAAGCTGGCGTGCTTGGTTCTCCGTAATGACGGGTGGCACCTCTGCAGCCTGGCCGTCGTCATCCTGATCGCGCGAATCGCCTGTCGTGATGTTGAGCAGGGCGCACATCACGTAGCGCTTGCCGTAGGTGGTGGATGAGCCGACCGCCTGCACCGCGTTGCGCCCCTTGCCGATGTCCAGCGGCAGCAACATGGTCGTCTGCTCGCGATGGCCTTCTCGGTGCATCAGAATGCCGGTCACGTTCACGCCGGCGGTAACGTGCTCAACCTTGAAGCTGATCGCGAAGCCGTGGGCCTGCATGATCGGCTTGAGCCTCACGTTGATGTCGTCGAGCGTCGCGTAGGTTTTGTCGGTGTGCTCGTTGAGAGCGCCATGGGCTACCGTGGGGATTTCGCACTGCATTTGCGCCATTGCCGCATTGAAGGCGGCTTCGGCGGTCTTGGCTTGCATGCGCTCGTGCATTGCCAGAAGGCGCTCCATCTTTTCGATATCGCAAGTTGGATCAGCGGCGGCCCGGCTGATGACCGCCATGATGTTCGTTTCGTTCGAGATGGGCGCCACCACCTGGCGGCGCTGCTCGGGCATGATGATTTCGGTGGACATGGCGCCCTCCTTAGAAGTTGATGGTGACGTTTGGCACTTCGCGGCGGGCGATCTTCAAGACGATGGCCTTGGCCAGCTCCTCGGAGATGTTCATGCCGATCAGCGCTTCCTTCGCGGCGCCCATGATTTTGATCCGGTGCGCCTTGTCGGCTTCTCGCACCTTCTCCTGCCGCAGGATCTCGTCGGCGGCTGCCTTCTGGCGGGCCAACTCATCGAGGCGCGCTTGCTCGACTGCTTTGGCTTGTCGGGCTTCGGCGTCGATCCGGTTCTGCTCGGCGCGTTGCTCGGCGGCCACCTGGTCAGCCTTGGCCTGTGCTGCTTGGCGCTCGGCCTGCTCAGCCTGTAGCTGCAGTTGCAGGCGCTGGTTCTCGGCGGCGCGCTCTTGAGCGGCGGCCTGGTCTTTCAGGGCCTGCTCGCGCTTGGCTGCGGCATCGCGCTCGGCTTGCTGCTCCTGGGCAACACGCTGGCGTTCCCGCTCGACCGCCGCTTCTTGTGCGAGCCGGATGCGGTCCTGCTCGGCGCGCTCTTCCGACTCTTTGCGCAGGCGCGCCAGTTCGGCCTGCTCGGCTTCGTAGCGCTGGAGTTCGGCTAGAATCGCTCGGAGCGCCTTGATCGCGAGATCCTTGGTACTGGCGGCTTCCGCCTTGAACTCTTCCCATTGATCGTCAATCGCGACGTTTTCGGCCTGCTCGATCAGCCCCTGAACATGCGCAGAGGTGGTACCGGCCAGATCCAGCGGCAACTCTCGCAACCACTTCAGGCGATCATTGTGCGCATCGATCCGCGCATCTTCAGCCTTCTCCCAGTCCGTCAGCGGCTGGCGAGTGGCGTCCCGCAGGGCGTCCATTGAGTTCACGAACTCACGCAACTCGGCCTCGACCACCTTCGGCATTTCCTTGAGGCGCTTAAGGTAGTCCCGGCCGGGCTTCTCGACCGCGGCCTTCGACTTGCTGACCTTCGCGGCCAGGCTGGCGATGCGCTCGCGGCCCTTGCGGGTGGTTAGGTCCGGCACTTCGCCGGTTACCTCGACCTTCACGGCTTCGAGGAACTGGTTCAGGCCGCCGGCCACGTAAATGACCGGCGCGTTCTCGGGGCTGATGTCGTCGATGGTGATGACTTGTTGAGTTGCGGACACGGGAGCTCCTTGCGCCATGCCGTTGCCGGGGCGCTGCGATTGAATGGGGTGGTTACTGGGTGACGCGATCAGCGAGGGCGCTGAGCAGCATCATTGCGGTGAAGAAGGCGATGGGGAGGGCGGCGCCTCGCCAGTAGGCTGCGCGTCGGGCGCGCTGGCGGGTGGTCATGACCACGGCCTCAGTGACTGGCGCACCAGGTCATGAAGCGCCTTGCCACTGCGGTTGATCTTCTGCCCGCGCAACTGCCATTTCCGGGTGCTCGGCCAGCAGTCGACCATGCGGCCATCTGGAAGCCTGAGCACGACGTGTAAGCCGTTGTTGTGCTTCGTGTGCTCGACGCCGGTGTTGCCCAGCCAGGCTTCGAAGCGAATCATGGCCAGCTGCTTCTCGAGCTTCTTGTCGCGCGGGGGCAAAGGATCTCCGCCGCACTCACCGCAGGCCCGCGGGAAGCCGGAGCTATCGCCGATCGGCTGGCAGCAGGACATGCAGTGGCTGCCATCGTCGACGTTGTCTTCATAGAAGCTCATGCCTTCACCTGATAGCAGACGGTCCAAAGCCC